ATGTAGGATTGTTATCATCTCCACCAAGAGCAAAGTTATAATGTCCAACTGTGAATTGAGAAGAACCTGGATACCAGACTCTATCAAAATCGTGAATATGAAAATCGATTGTTATAATTAGATATATATCGTTTGCCGGATCAAGACAACCTAATTCGACAGTATGAAAATGCTGAGGATCTGAAGTACCATAATCAGAAGTTCGTATTAATGTAGCGCCACTTGTAGCACTCCAAGTTCCGTCGTTGTCTTGTGTAACTCCTATAAGAGGACTTGCTTTAAGCGTTGCTTCATCAGCTAAGTTAAGCAGGAGTTCGTGATAGTGGCCAAAGTTGGTAAGTTCAATTTTCGTTCCGCCACTAATATCGTAGTAGTTCTCCAAATCGTGTGTATGAGAACCTGTCATACCCACCATATACATTCCACCTGCACCATTGTTTAATGCAGGATCCCAATCGTATGTAACTGCGTGAGAGTGAGGTGCATTTTCACCAGAACCATCTCCATCAACAGAAGTCATAACAACTGTAGGAGCTCCAGTTTGAATAGTCGCATATTCGGCCGTGGTCAATTCAGCAGTATGAATATGTCCGATAAGATTAACATCATCAAAAAATACGTCTACTCGTGCATCACCTTTTTGTACTGCGGTGATAATATATTCTTCCCATTTTCTTTCGCCTAATCCAACTGAACCACCGTCACCTGAACCATATCCAGTACCACCTGCAGTTAGTGAGAGTGCGACAACATATCCATTAATGGCACCAGTTAGTACTCCAGCAACTGTTGGTGAACCTCCCTGAAGTGTGATTGTAGGGGGTTGGTGATATCCAGACCCACCATCTGTGATTGTAATAATATCTATTTCACCGCCAGGTGTGATGGTTGCTGTCGCAGTCGCTTGAACGGTTGAAATAGTACCAGGTGTCCAAGTATTTCCTGCACTTGTCCAAGTTTCATTCGCGGCTAAACAGGCTGCCTCATTATCATCATATGTAGCATCAGTACAAGTACCATCGGCGGCACAAGCAAGTTCATCATCATTGTGAGTTGGATTAGTACAAGTACCAGTTCCCGGGGCAGCTAATGTAGCGACATCTGGCGCACTAATTACTACAGTAGGCACAGTTTGATATCCCTGACCAATATTCGACAAAAGAGTGCTAGAAAGTCCACCACTAAATTCAATAGATGCAGTAGCACCAGCTCCTCCACCGCCAGTAATATATACTGTCGGTATACTAATATAAGCAGAACCTGGTGAGGTTAGTTCCACTGCTGTTACAACACCACCATATACTGTAGTTTCCCCGGTAGCGTGAACTGTGTTGACTCCATCATTTCCTCCGGAGAAAACAATATCTACAGGAACACCAGCATTTGGATTAGTTTCAACATCACCAGATTGAAATGTTACTAAATCGTCTATTGAAAGATTGTGATAAAGGGATTCTACAATATTCTGGTTTCCTGCACCTCCTAGTGAAGTACAGTTCTGAGGCATTACCAAATTAATGTGATATGAATTACTTAATGATGGTAGGGCAACATTTGCTCCATAGTTAATAGGAACTTTAATTGTATCACCAGGATTTAAATTGTGATCGACAGAGTAAACGAATCGATGATTCGTTGTCGAAGTCAATCGTCCTTCTTCAAGAGGATGAAATGTACAGTGGAAATATAAGTCGTGATATCCATCTATAACCCAAGGCCAATCTTCGCCCGGCTCCAAGTCTGGAGAAGCAAAAGAAATATTATCATCTGATACTGCGTTGTGGACTAAAATAGAAGTAGAAGGATTTGTGAAAATAATTGTGTCGCCTTCTCGTGCTTCTAAGTGATAAGGAATAAGAGTGTGTGCTTGTGTATTTGGATCATTGATGTTTCCTGGATCCCAAACGTGTCCTAGAGCTAAACAGGCAACTTCCATAGCGGCAATTGATTCTAGATATTCAATTGCAACTCCGTCACAAGTAGGACGTACTAAGGCTGCATCTTCAATAACAGAAACAATATATGTTTTTGGTTCCGGGCCTCCTCCTTCTTCAGAGAAAGTCATTGGGTCTGTTGCTGGCTGATCGACCATATTAACAGCGCCTTGTGGTAAATCCCAATTTACATCACTAACTGTAAGGTCGTATGAAAATTTGTATTGTGTATTAGGATTTAAATCGGCTTCAAACCAAGTAAGAGCAATTTGTTGTCCGTCAGTATATGCTTGAACAATTTCAGTTCCTTCAGTAAAGAGAATATCAAATTGATATGCAATACCATTTGACCAAGGACGAGTCATATCTACTGGAACATCAAAGCCAGCATTTCTGAGCAATTCTATCTCTAAGGCATCAGAGGAAAATGAACTATTCTGTACTAGATTAGCAGTTTCATAAGTAATATCAAGTCCACCATTAGGTATCATTTCTGTCGGAGAGACAAAATTGGCCGAGCGATTTGCTATATTAAGTAAAAAATCTTTATATTCTGGAAGATGCTCCATATTTTCCATTACCTCTAGAGACTTCAACATCAATGCTAAGTCTTTTACTAGAAGATCAGGAGCGGCCAACTTAATATTCAAAGAGTCCAGAAAAGTGCTTTTCTGTTGCTCGATTGTATTTAACTCTGTTAGTGAGAAATGCTGGAATGTATATTGTGACATTTGTTAATTTCCTTTATTTTTATTCTCCATTCGTCAAAATTATGCCCTGATAATTCAATTGCATAGAGGTAGTGACATACGGATCAGCGATCCCTAACATATGCAATTCTTGCAACCGAACAAAATTATTTTGTTGCTGTATCATTTGATTGGTGCGTTCACGCCACGTTTTAAAGGTTTCATCCTTCCTTACGAATGGTATTTCTGCTGTTCCTATAGCCATTAGTTATCTTCCTCGGGAGGTGGAGTTCCAGTTTCACCAGGATTATTTTCAAGCATATCGTATACGAGTTTCTTGAGGTCTTTTATTTCCTTCTTCATACTATTTATACGCTTATGCTCGTCCTTCTTTACTATCGTTGATAATTTAGTCTGAGCAATTACCTTTTGACGTTGTGCATAGGCATTAGCATCTTGAAATATTACAGCCCCAGTTTCTTCGTCTTTTTTATAGTTTGGTATCTTAGCCATTATTCATTTGTCCTATGTTACTGCTAATACTCTCATTTCTCGAATTGCTGGTAAAGAACATCTATGTACCGTATGCAATTCTATTTTTACTCTAAAATGATCGAATGGTTTAGTAATTTTTTTCAATGGAGTAAAGGTATGTTCAATAAATTCCGCAGTAAGAGACATTGCTGTGTTAGTAATTTGCACTCCACCATCTTTCATTTCTCTCCAAGTTACCGATTCTCCCTCAATAACAGCAAGTCCAATCGGAAAATCTGGATGTGTTGCGGCAACTTGACTATCTATTTCTAAAAGTGGTACTTCTTCTTTATCATAAGAGCCATCAGGAAGAAGAATTTTCTTCCAGAATTTTCTATCAGTATGAGCATCCCAACTTCCGTACCAGATATCACCAACTTCATATTCAGCTAAATCTGTTCCAACTCCTGATGAAGTTGAATCGATTGTCACTCCTGCTAAATCATCAGTACAAATAAAGCAACCTGTTACAATATCTTTCATACTGCTTATATCTACTAAACTCATCTCCCAAAGATTTGCTTCATCATCATCTCCATCTACGTATGCAGTAGAAACTTGTGCTGAAGAACCTTGACCAGGCTCAGCAATTGTACCGCCCCAACTCCCCATACTTTCAGAGTTATTTCTAACGGTAACGTCTGGACTATCCGCTCCTGCTGGATAAATATATGCGTATTGTTCTTCATAATCATTTACATTATAATCACCATAAGTAATTAGATTTGCATATGCTTGTACTGTAATTGTTCTTGGAGTGACTGTACCTGTATCATAATATACTTTTACATATGTCTCATTACCTTCCTGTACACTTAAAAACATCTGCAAATCACCTGCAAAATTTGCCAACTTGACATCTTTTGAAAGATAGACGCCCATTTGATTTTTCTCAATAGGCGAGGCATCCCAGATAATATTGTTAATAGCAATAGTCGATAATCTTTCTTTATTAATAACAGGAGAAATATTCGGATTACTTGTACTCATTGACACATCATATGATATTGGAGTATATTGATAACCAGATGCTATAGTTTGGGCACCATCTAGCGATACCACTTCTTCCAGCAGAACTTCTTCATTATCTTGAATTCCATAAATAATATTATTTGTGTCACCATTTACAATTACTTCCATATCCAAAGTAGTACCTGATAGAACCATTGGTTGAAAGTTAGGTGTGAATGAAGCCGCTTCTTTGATTCCTGCAAACTCTTTCAAGTTAATTTGAACATTTCCAGATTCCTCAAATTGACATTTATTTATTCGGAACTTAACATCTTTTAATTGTTCTGGAGTCCAAGTGGTATTATTTTGTGAAGTAAACATAGAACCAAGATAAGGTTGCTCAGAAATATAATCTCCAGTAAGTAGGTCAACTTCTCCTAATTCAGAAATCCACAAATTATATAAGAGTGAATCAGATATTATAACAAAACAATATTCAGTCCCGTCCATTAGATAAATAGGATCAGCGAATTGAAATCTTGTGCTTACAGCACCATTTGTAGAAACAGAAACATCTTCAGGATACAACATAACGGTTGCTTGTGGTATTGGCGTTGCAGTTGGATATCCATTCACCATTGGTCTAATTTCTAATCGAACCGGAGTAGATTCGTCATCTTTTGAGTAGAAATAACAATCAATAGAATCTATGAATGCACCCCCATCTGATTCAGCTACTAGAAATGATTCTGCTACTGGATCATACCATTCTGTAAAGTTTCTGGATGTTTTACTTCTTCCAGTCTCTGCACTTCGGGAAACTGTTCGAGTTTCACCTAAAACTGTGCGATCCTCCGCAAGCGTTTCGTTTACTCTATAACTTTCAAAAGTTGACATAATATCTTTTTGTCGAGTATCAAGAGTCCCTTTAGCCGTAAAGGTGGCAACTGCCTGTGTAGTCATCGCATCAAAGTCCACAAAATCGTCTTTCATAGCAAGTATTTTCATACCGGATCTGATTCTGACTCCGCCCGCACCTTCTGAAGGAATCTGAAATATAGCATTTCTTATTTTACCTTTTTCATCAGTCATAACAGGGTCGCCCTGTACTCCACCTTCAGGAGTAATATAAGCATCAACATCTATTTCATCAAACTGAAAGTGCATATGAGTATTTGGTCGTAGTTTATCCACATCAATTGAAACGGGTATTGATCTCATCCAAGGAATAGCAGAAACATCCACTGATCTGTCACCAACTTCTGTACGAATATCGTTGATTTCCATATGAGACCTTTCACCAGATCGCACTTGACTACTGGTCATCTGTTGCTGTTGGTCCCAAGTCTCTGTCGTTACAATTTCCCTCCAAGCTGTTCTTGTTCTTGCACGAAAACCCATATTGACTCTTCCTCCTCGACCACTTTGAAATGCACGAGCAACGTTTGTTCCTCCTATTGAAGTATTGGAAGAAAATGTTACTTCCCGACCAGTTTGAACATTATCTCTTCCACCCTTATCTTTAAAACCAGACCACGTTGTCTCCCAAGCATTCCATCTTGTTTGTGTTCCATATTGTTCTACTTGTTCTAAAACAGCATTATTATTTTTGTTTTGAATAATAACATCTGGCATATATGTTTCTTCAAACCAAGTATCAGTAGAAGGAGTTAATGTAGCAAATCCAACCCAAGATTTTCTTGCGAATGGATTTAAGTTAAGAACTTGAGAGCCGTGATCCTGTTTAATCCAGGCCTCTTGAACAGTATAATTTAATGTATATGTCAAATTGTTTGCAGAAACACCTGCAGTAACTCCAGGTTCGCAATCTAGTCCATACACTTGATACGGTACAGTACAAATACGGGCTTCAGGATAAATGGAACAGTAATAGTTGGAATTTGAAACATCGCCGATGCCGTGATCGGCAAATGGATCTACTAGAATACCATTCTTATATCTTTGCATTCCATTCTCATCCACAACCTGCATATCGGCAGTAGATTTTTCGAGAAGATTTAACGAGGTATAATATTCCAAATTTTCTAAACGACCTTCCATACCACGAATATCTTGCATCGTGTATCGTTTTTGTTCTACGTGCGAAACGTTAATATTCTTATGATTATACGTATAGGGAGGTATAAACAAATTATACAAGGTCATTTCATTTCGTTCTTCTGTTGGAAGCATAGGATCATCAGAAGGAAATCCTTGTTTAACTTGAATCTTTCCATCATCATTAATTGTTAATCTATCTCTTCGTCCAAGATAGTAATCAAAAGATACTGAAATATTTGATTCTGGTAAAGGCAAATATGTGCCTACTGCGTAATCGGCTGTAGATGCTCTAAAGTCTATCTCATCAGCAAGAGGATGATCTACCGCTATTGAATCACTATACCCGGGAATATTATCATAAGGAATACCAGCATCAGTATATGAATTAACGGCAAAATATGTTGCAGTTGTAATATTACCGTGATTGTAGTGGGAATATGTTATTGTATGAGTACCAGCCTGACTAGGATTAATATCATCACTCCACGTAAGAATTGCGGCTTCATAAGTCGTATCAGTATCACCATTTGTAAAAGTAAATGAAGAGGTTACGTCTGAAGCATCAGGCGCAATGACAGAAATTACTTCTGTTACTGCGTGAGGAAGAGTTAATGTTGCTCCTACATTTACTCCTGAAAGAACAACATCACTTGAGGCAGCCTCCATATAAGTAATATTTCTCCAAGAAGCATTACTCATATACATATCTGCCATAATAGTAATGCCATCGCCTGTTAGGCTTGGCAGAGGAGAACCATTATCAGCATCTCTGATTTCAATAAGTGCAGTCGTATTTCCTGTTAAGTCGGCAGACCAAGTAGCTACACCGGTCCCTGAAACTGTACCAAATTGAGGAATAAGTGCTCCAGTTGTTTCATTCCAAATATACAGAACTTTTTCCCAGTGCATATCTACGAAAACAGCAGGAACTGAGGCTACACTACCAGTAATAATTGCTGTGGAATTTTTTTGTGTCGAAAATGTTACTTGTCCGAGAGTTAATCCGGCAACAACATCTGTAACATTATACAACCAAGGATAATGTACGCCCTTTGACTCAGCAATACCTGTTGGTCGATAAAGTTTTGCGTATATTCCGACATCTGTTTCTGAAACAATAAAATGAGCAGGTTGTACTGCATCAAGACCTACATCATTTTCGAGATATATTCTCCATCCCATTGTATAGGATCCTGCTAGAAGGGCTTGAGTAACGTGGGTAATTCGTTTATGTACGCCTATAGTATTCGGAGATGTATTCGCGGCAGTATGATTATTATCTGTTACAAATATAATATATTCTTTTTGGGTGATATTGAAAACACCGTGTAGATCATCTACTGTTTCGACCTCAAAATATGGTCCAAATTCTGGTTTAATATGATCATTAGGTACGTGGCGAGTTGTCCTTGCTCTTTCTGCTTCAATTGTTATAGGAGTTAAAAGTTCGTGTTCAAATCCGTTAATGTATGCTTTGCTAGGCTCAACTCTTATTCCAAAATGATCACCGTCACTACCTTCTTTCATTTCGATTGGAAATGGATTTAGAGTATAGTTGCCTGATTCATCAAATGTTCTTTTTGCCATCTCAGTGGCAAGCAATGAATAATCAGTAGATTCAAATTTTGTGACAATTTTTCCTGCATCGATATCCATCATCCACATCCACTTATTAGATTCACCAGAATCTATCTCTTTAATAAGAGTCAAAGTTTTTTGATATCTATCTCCGCCGGGAGCATTTTGATTGTAGAATCCTGAAGCAGGATCAAGAAGTCGTGGGTCAGTAGTTGAAGCTACGATAACTTCTTCAATATCGAATCCAACTTTACAGGTAGGGTTATCACCTAAAGGATCTAGAAAAATAGTTTGAGCGAGAACTGGAGTAAAGAAACCATCGAGCCAAAAAACACCTGGGGAAACTTTTGCCTCTAATGCTTGTCCAATACTGGTAATAACTCCCGCTTTGTACAGCATTGTGGGATCATACCAAGAGTTGTCAATACAATCTCCATTGACATCAAAACCTCCGTCACAAACAGTATCGTATGTAAATAAATTTTCGGTATCGGCAAATTGTCCAGAAAGGGCTCTAAAATAATAGTAGGGCTGGGTTTCATCATCGTGTAGTTGTTCAATAACTGCGACCGCCAGTGATGTTTCGCCATATACAATACGATTTAACCACGTGGAATCTGCTGAGGCGAGTCCCATATAATCTCTTTTGGCGATACTTGTTTTACCACCAACGACAGGCGATCCATTCTTCCAAATGTGATTAGCAGCCGATGACATCTGGTGCTGAAGAATAGATTGTATTTGTGTTAATTCTCTGGCTTGAACTGCACGGCCAGGATTAAATAAGATTTTTAAAAATCTATCATCTGCGGAGAAATCATCATAATACGGAGATGTATTGAAATTATATGCCATTCGCTATTGTCCTAAAAATGTATTCGTATCCCTCCCATTGAGAGGGATATATGTTTAACTCTAAAATCAGGTTTTAGAATTCAACTACGAGTTTTAAATCTTCAATCTGGTCAGAAGCACGAGTAATCGCTCGGCGATTCTCAAGATAAATCAACTGTCCACTATCTTGCTGAAGACTTACATCTGCATCGGCATATACGGCCGCTTGTGCCTTAGTTCCTCCTCCAGCTAGTTCTGGGTTACGTAACAATCCAATTTGTCGAAAGTCATCATTTTCAGGAAATCCATCAGAAGTTTCCAATCTAACGTGAATTAGACCGTGATGGGTCTTTGCGGTAAATATTGCGTCAACATCTCCAAAATCTGCTTGTTCTGAACCTGCTAGAACACCATCGCCCGAAATAACAGGCATCCAGTCATTTGTAGTTGAATTAATAATATCATTCAATTCTAGTTTATAAATAAATGTCCATACATAGTTGTCAGACGTTAATATGGGTTGAGCCAATAATCCGTTAGCATCTCCTGTGAAACCAGAAGGCTCTTCAGAAGCACCAGTAGGTAACCAAAGTCCACCTAAAGTGTCTTCACAAGTTGTTCGTGAGACAGCCGTTCCTCCATCATAAACACCACCAATATAACATTTACCAGTTGCGGGCTCACCCGTACATATATAAACTCTATATTCAGAATTCATTACTGTAGAGTGATAACCTATTTTAGATACAAATGAGCGACCAGGCTCAGCAATACCCGTGATGCCAGCTGTAGCATCTCCATCAAAAGCGAGAGTATCGCCAGTATCCCAGTCAAGCCGGGGAAGTACCGGTGAAATATCATCATTTTGAATTCGTTTAGTACCAACAATATCGACCCAATATTGATGTTCATCCTCATCTAGTGGATCAGGTAATGTAAAGTTACCTGAACTTTCGTCATTTCCTTGAGCATCATCAGGCCATACGTCAGATCGTCCAAAGCCGAGATACAGGAAGTTGTCATCAACAGAACCAGTAGTTTTGAACTGGTCGATGAAAACCATCAAGTTCTGTGTTCTGAATTTACTGGTTACAATTGCACCCATTCGATTACTCCATTTAAAAAATTATTTACTTATTGATTAATTAATCTAAACTATTTATACGTTTCTTTAATAAAATTCTACTATACTTTAAGAAGGATCTACAGGCCATACATCATCATCATCAATTACGACTACGTGTTCGTGATCTCCGAGTCCACCCCCTTGTGTACTTTGTTGCCATTCTCCGCCTTGTGGTACAGCACCCGTATAACTTATTATACTGTGATTATCATAATCACTGGTTTGTGCTTCAATAGCATATGCCGAACCATCAAAAGAAAGAGTCAATTCGTGAGTATATTGGGCCGCGTGTGTGGAATCTCTCTGTGGAGTGACTACCCACGTGCCTGTTAATAAGTCAATATACTCTGCTACACTTATCCAATAATCGTGAGTGTGAAAACCACCAGACAATATGAATGTATGAATGGTTGTTCCCGTACCTGGAATCTTATCGTATTGACTGATTCCATCTACTTCAAATTCGCCATCAGTTCCAGCATATGGATTAAATTTAATTGTATATCCGTGATAGTGGCTATCCGCTCCATTCGGTGAATCAAAGAATATTATCCCATAATTTGCATTTTGCTCATTAATTAGTTCATTCGCCTGTGCAAGAGTGATAGGCTCACACATTCTACCTGCATATGGTCCTGCAGAATCAAGTTCACAATCCTCATACAATAAATGGTCGTGGCTTCCTTCTCCCTCAATGAACGAAGTTTGAATATAGAGAACTGGAGGATTATTCGCTTGAAGAATTGTATTAACATATGTCTTTCTTTCAGTCAAATCCTCTACTGTCGCACTCGAAATATCCGTTTGAACATCATATGTTATTACTGGACTACCAACAACTACGTTTGTGGTAAAATCAGAATAGAACGTAGTGGTTGTTGTCGTTGTCGTTATCTGTGTAGTTGTTTCTACGGTAGTTGTGACTAAATCACTATATGTAATTATTACAGTGGTATCACCTGCATTTGGTGTATCTGGATATGTAGTTGTTACGGGACTTAATGCTGTAGAAGTTTGACTTGTTACAACATTAGGTGCCGAAGTGAGAACCTCATCAACGGGTTCAATTTTAGTAATATAGATACTACCGCCAGTTTGTTGTGGAGTCGGCAATTCTAATGGATTCCAAAAAATTGTCAAGTTATGCCAGTGAAGTCCTTCTGCCGATTGCTCAACTTGAGATACATAATATTTGTTCGGGTCTTGAAGAGGATCTTCAATACCACCTCTAAGCCAAGTAATAGAACTTTCTACATAAAATATATCATTCGGATCATCCCATTTAATTACGTATTCGTGAAAGTGAGCACCCTCAATAGAATCGTAAATAGTAACAGAATCAACGATTCCATCTATTAGTTGCATTCCTTGTTCGATTGTTATTCCATTTGCGTATGCTACTTCATTATTCCAAGCGAATGGTCCAACGAGTGTATTATTATGAAAGTGTGGGTGAGAACCACCAGGATACGGATAACCAGGAGAGCCAAATGCTGGCAAATGTACCATCATTTCATTGAAACCAGCCCAACTTGCAATATTTTGTACTTCCATTGGATGAGCGTGAGTACGTGGATCTTCCAAATAGAATTGTAATCCATCAGACGATGACCATTTTTCTAGATCCTTTGCTATGAATGTCAATGTAGGCGAATCATATGTTATTTGAACCCCGTGATAATGATCTCCTGTTCCTATACTTGTGTATAACATAACTTCCTGGAGATCATCGTTAATCAAATCCGTTGTTTGATTATCATCTAAAGCCAATGATTGTCGTCCTGCATTTACACCAATAGTGTCTAAATATGTGCCATTAAATGCGTGAAGATGGTCTGTTTCAGAACCTTGAAGTTCATCCCAATCGTGAGCATTAGCCATTGTAATATCTGGTGCAGTATAAAGCGGTTGTCCATTCCAACCCAAATGGGTAATGATACCATTAACTGTTAATGTATGTTCGTGCGTTTTATTAATTTCATCAATAGCAGTCCATTCGCCAGTTCCAGTGATATCATATAACTCTTCTACTTCATCAGCGGTAAATTGTTTTTGAGCAGAACTCCATAAAATTTTATATTTGTGAAAATGTAAATTTTGTCCAGAATTTTCTATTGAAGAATAAACTATAACATTAGGTATTAGAGCATTAGCTAATTGTTCTGCTTGTATTCGTGTAATCGGTACTGCAATTCTATCTGCATTTGCTCCAAATGTATCAAGTTCAGAACCGTCAAAGTAGTGAACGTGAGGGTTTTCACCATATTCGTGAGCGCCTAATATCTCTACAATTGGTGCAGTTTCAATATAGACATAGGCATCATCTTCATCAACTTGTGGTTGCCAAGGAGTATCAGCACCAATATCATATGGCTCCCATTGTCCAGTTTCTTCATTATAATGCCATCCCGCCGAAGAACCGATTGGAATCTGTTCATCAAAAGAAGGTACCCAATAAGTTATTACTGGATGAACGTGAGAGGGAGGATCATTGTATTCCCATACAGGATAGAATGCGTCCCAAACCGTCATTTCAATATCTGATATTTCTGTTGCCGTAAATGCTGAGGTCCCCTCATCATATACCACTTCATATCCGTGAACGTGAGCCATTTCACTCGCTGGTATTTGACTTTGAGCAGGAGTCTCAGTTGACGAATCGTAAGTCTCTGTCAATTTGTATACAGCAGTATTATTCGGTCCAGAGCTTTGATAAGTGTTAATACCAATACGAGTGGCAAGATAAATTTCTCCATTTCCATCTTCACCTAGAGTTAGCAATGATCTATCGTGAGTTGTAAGTGTTACTATTTCCCCAACAGGATCCCAAAATGAAAGTGCTTTTCTTTTATATCCTATCTCTCCCGAAAATTCTGGAGTCCAAGTATTATTAGCACTTGTCCAAGTATAGTTTGCAGGAGTCCATACCCCGCTAGCGGCATTACAAAGTGCCATAGTAGTATTAGTTCCCGGATCAACACTACAAGTTCCTGCAGAAAGACATCCTGATGCATTATCATCATATGATGGATCTGAACAATCTCCTTCAGCATAACAGGCGACAGCATCATTATTCCATTGAGGATCAGAACAAGTACCTGCTCCATCAGGGTCGGAATATGAAAGAAAAGTAAATACATCGTGTCCTTCTAGATTTGTTTGACTTACTAAGTTCCATACATTAAAAGTACCATTCCACATTATCTCAAATGTATGAGTGTACAAATGTGAGTGGACATTATCACTTTGAACTACAAAAACAGAAGTACCAGGATTCTCTTGACAATAAGTTACTTGTGATGGAGTCAATTCGCAAGTGTGACTGTGGGTAGCTCCATTAACAGCATTAGGAGTTATCTCAAAAAATGCTGTCATTCCTTCTGGATCTTCTTCTAGAGAATATATGTGTCCAGAAGTGCCGCCCCAATTTGCACTCCAATCACCAAATATATACTTGTCTTTCATACCAGACAATAGAGAGCCACGATATACGAAGCCTCCCGTGATACTGATACCAATTCCGTGAGTATATTCGTGAATTGGCATTTTTAAATCATTTAAAAATTCATTTGTATTTGCATATTGTTGATCAAGTGCGATTTGATCAATGATTGCTTGATCTTCCTCGTAGTTATGATATCCCTCTATTACTCTCCAACCATAGTTTCCACCCTTCTCTACGATGTTAATTTCTTCAAACATATTTTGACCAACATCTGCACACCATAATCTTCCTGTATCATCAAAAGAGAATCTCCAAGGATTACGGAATCCGTATGCCCATATCTCTTCTTTGAAATATACTAACCCAGTATCGCCGTATAGTCTCGGTGTCTCTTTGAATGGATTATCTGCTGGAATTGTGTATGGAGTTCCGGCAACAGCATCTGGCTCAGGATCAATTCTAAGAATATTTCCTAAAAGATTAGATGGATTCTGAGCATTACCATAAGGACCGTGCCCACCGTGTCCGGTATTAGCAGAAGTATCACCCGCATTTCCTCCATCTCCAAGACCAATGTATAACATCCCGTCTGGACCTATTGCTACTTCCCCACCGTTATGATTCATATCAGGCTGAGGAATAGTCATAAGAATTCTTTCAGTCGAAACATCTGCCGTCCCGGCTGCCACATTAGCAGTAAATTCAGAAATAACAGTAGATGAAAGTGGATAACCGAAAGAACCAGTCGCTGGTCCTTGCTCTGTCATATAAAAAACATAGAACTTACCATTATTTGCGTAATCATTATTAAACGCAAGCCCTAAGCAACCTCGTTCATCGTAAGCACCAAATGGTCCTACTCCGATAACGTGTTGAATAGATGTTAAGTCCATAAATAATAGTTTAATACCCGTAGTTGAGTCCAATAGATGAATAATTCCAGATTGATCAACAGTACAAATTACATCTGCATTCATCGGATATGCTTCGAGTGTCGCACCATCTGTAACTTGATCTGATACTAGAACATCACCGACTAAATCACCTGTATCACCTGAACCAGGAACTGACTGAACAAAGTTACTTGAATATAATTCAACCCAATCGACATTTGGATTCAATGTCGGACTCCAAGACTGAGAATGATGAAATGTAAACGATGGTTCGCTTAAATGTGCTTGTATCGTGGCATCATCAACTACTTGAAATACATTCTGCGGCCAAGTATTACCTGCGTAATCACTACCACCCATTGCTGATGGATCAACAATTAATTCAGGTCTATAGTTGTAACATATCCAAGTCGCAACTGGAGTATAAACAAATCCGTGAGTCAGAGCATTACCTTGAAAATCTGTTTGATTTTTCCAATCGGCATCATAAGTGACTGTGTATTCGTGATAATGGGCAGATACGATATCTCCACCTCCGTCTTCAATTATACCACCTTGAAAAACTCCATTCTCATCAACATTTGCGTTAGTATCACCATCAAGTTTTCCAATATTATCGTATAAAGTAACTGAAGAAATTACACCATCAATTAAGTCTCTTGCTTCTTGTCTTCGGAGACAGTTCGCAGTACGTCCTCTTTGGTCATCGACAATTTGTCCTTCCTCGAAAAAGTGAACGTGATTTGTGGCTTCAAGTAAGAAAGCCGTATCGTGTTTATCAGCGTTAAATTTTGGAATCTCAAAAGCATTCCTATTTACTAAATCTCTTGCTTGTTGAGTTGTCAATCCTGCAGTAGTAGCCGTCTTACCGTGAACAATTAAATTCTGGATATCAACAGGGGGATCCTCAAATTCGTGTACGTGAAAGGCTGAACTACTAATACTCATAGATGGTATTGTCTGACCTTTAGTTACCATCGTATGAACTAGAGGAGCAAAACCATTCTTACGTCCGTGAGAGTGTATAAAATGTCCTTCTTCAAATGCTTGAACTTCTACGGAATCAATAACATCATTAGTTGTACCATAAATCTTTTGAACGATTGTGTCTTCTCTATGCGCCTCAAAATGCTCATATGATTTTTCGGGGGCATATGTTGCCTCTTCCATAAATGATTCGACATATTCGACAATTCTCTGAAGAGCTTTGTGTACTACCATTTCCCAAACTTCACAGGAAATCATTCGTCCATCTGTCGCATTATATACATCATCTTTAATTTCTAATTCCTGCACACTAGGCGGAAACTCTTTAATTGGAAGAACTATAAGATGCTGATAATATTCCAGCACCGTTATTTCTGGAAAAGCATCTCGTACGCCGAAGGCAGCTTGATTTAGCCAAGCAACTTCATATAATTTTTCTGTGAGTCGAGTACCAATCTTCAGTGGATCTTCCGATGTAATTCTTACACCTAAGTGATCTCCTGGTGCCTTCCAAGTTGCGGCATCCATTAGTTTCGACCTATTCTCAAGATCCTTATATATCTCTACTACATACTCATCAAATCCTTTCTCAAGATATAATTCAAATCCAGTATGAGCGTGTCCAAGAGTACCGTGCTCCTCTTTTTCTACATCCCATATGTCCATAGCAACATCGAGATAACCGAAAATGTAAATAAGTAACTTAACATAATCTGTGGGCATCGCAACTTGCAAACCAATTGCAGAGTCGTAAGAGAATTCAGCAAATAGTTTTAGTCCAACAGGGTGAACAAGTTTCTTTAGAACTTCGCGGTATGATTGAACAGGAACTGAAGATTTAACAACGTAAGAGAAGTCTTGGTAATAGTCGTTATCTTGCATCTTTCTGTCCGAAGACAAGAAGCCCGCAGAGTCTAACCAATAACCATTTGTTTTCCAGACAGCCGTTTTAACTTCAGGTTGAGCAACTGGATCAAGAAGAACCTCACATTCTTCTCTTGTAGTGGGAGACTCATCAATACCAATAAGAAAAGCATCTTCTACAGTTAGAACATCTGTCGTTAGTTCAAGAACTGGAAACCATTCGAGAAACGCAGGTTCACCAAAATATGGAGAGTTTGAATCCGTACCCTCAGGATGTAATGCGGCCTCACAATCAATCATATTGTCGAATGGGGACAATTGCGTTAATGGATCAGCCGGCCAGTCGGGCGATACTGTACAGAAAGAGTGGGGTGGAGCAGAACCTGGATATGAACTTTGATATTGAAAAGCAAGAGTAGCAACTACTTTTTCTCCAATATTATATGTACCATCAACATTGGACAGATTCATCTTTGTAAAATTTACATCATATCCTTTAATTTGTGCAGTAGCCATATTCGTCAAACCGGTAATTAATGGCCTATCTGGAAATTTTGGCACTTCATTAGGATGACCAGTAACGTGCATCCATTGATCAACCCATCGATGACCATTAACAATACATTCACCTTCTGTTCGTATGCCTTCCGAAATAACTCTTGCGACATATGGAATTGCATTGAGTTGTGTTCCTACATCTTCCCAGATTTCCTCATCTTTGACAAAGACGCCATTGACTTCTGTGAGCAATAATTTTTCATAATTTGAGGTAGTTATGTCCTCATCCATATCAACGAAGGCAGTCGCACCGGAAATTTGCCCGACAATCTTTTTATTATAAATGCCCCTTACAGTTTCGCCGACTTGTACATTTTCAGTTTCTTCATAGTATTCAGAGGCTGGGTCTGTTGTTGCTTTGTCAGTCAATATAGTAATCCACTCTGGCTCATACCAAACTGAACCAGATGCTCTCCACATCCATTGTTTTGGATATAGCGTTTCTACATTAGCATCGAAATCACGCCTGAAGAGAAAGTTAAGGGCGTTGGTAGTACCTTTTTGCCTATATATTGGTTGAATATTTTTGGCTAGAAAAGCCTTGTCTGTAGTTTCTACAGTAGGATCAACAGCAGTATGAGGAGTGCCGTGAAGATAGGATTTTTCAAATTCTGGAATAAATGAATCGAGGGCGTGGTCGATATCCAGATTCTGAATTAAATCTGTTATCTGGGTATATTCTCCTAGTTCACCATTAACATCAGTTTCCCTCTCCAGATACTCAAAGTATTTCCGGAGGAAAATGATGAACATAGGATGGTCTTCCCGAACATAATCAGGAACCATTCTTTCTACAAAGATTGATAGAAACTTTGCAGGATGTTTAGAAAAATTATCTTTTTGTGAATCCATTTGTAGTTACACCATCAAGCATTAATACTGACCATTGAAATATTACTCTTTTCTAGAACAAGTAAATTGTTTCTAATTGCAGTAATGTCATTTGACTGAGGTGTAGCGTACAGACTAATTACTGTGTTAGTGTCTAAAACTGGATTAAATCCAATAAGCTCAATAACTCCAGTTTCATAATCGATAGTCCCTTGTTCTGTATTTAAAAATTGTTCACCTGAAATATCATACAGAAGAATGTTTCCTTGACCATCATCTAGAAGTGCGAATTGGGTTCCTGCTTCTGCGTTACCAAATACGGAAGATACAGAAGTACCTGCCGTGATAGCATTGTCAAATCTGAAAATGTAGTTACCGACTGTGTTCGATGCTTCTATGAAAAACTTTTTATACATTTTAATAGATGTCAAGTTATTAGAGATAGAATTATCGGTGCTATCAATGGTATTAATAAGTCGAGAATAACGCAATGTCACCTTGAATTGTGTAAGTTCTCTTTCAAAAAAATCTTCGACTTCTGATATAATTTTTGTCTGAACTTGACCTGCAGATAATGTAGTTAGAACTGGATCATACTTAACCGTTGCATCTACATCTATATACGTATATTCTGGTGCAGTTATAATTGGATTAATAGCCAGCATATTGTATTTTGATAATATTTCATCCGTTAGTCTTGTCTTTGTCAAGGGAGATAATTCTAGTCCGTGCTTTGGTTTGATACAAATGAACACCGCTCCGTATTGTGGTGGGTCATTTTCTTCACCACCCCAGACAGCAATCGACTCAATGTTTGGATATTTCTCTACTAAAATGGTCTTATAGTCTTCAGCGGTAACTGCTCTGTCCTGTCTCTCATACGCCCGTGGTGCAGTTTCTTTAATACTTGCTGTACTTTCCTGTGGAGAACCAAGGGAAGATATGTCCACCGTGTCTACCACAACAGTCGAAGCCGTATATGCTCCGCCAATAGTAGATTCAAGAGCAAATGTCTGTTCGGCAACTGTTGATGTATAGTTTCCAGCATCTCCTTTCGTAGACAGATAGACAATTCCAACATTTGCTCCGTCCACAGGTCTTCGTCCGAAGAGTCCATTCCCAAAGTATATCTCTGTTACTCCATCTAGTCCCTCTTGAAGAAAGAAAACTGAAGATTCGTTATTTAGTTCAGAAAGAGTTTGATTATTTTCCCAAGGCCATTCTGCTACAATCATTCTCATAGTATCCCTGTCACAAGAGGGATCATCTATTATAAACCTTTGCGTTTCTGAAGTCGCATCAAATGTCCAGTTTAGTGCTTTTAATGTACCTTGATTTAGCTTAATCTCTCCAGAGAACTCTCCTCCTTCGTCTGCAAATATATTTACTGTATCAAGATTAGTAAAGGGCAAAGGCACGCCGTTGATGTTAGAAATGAACTGTGTTCCTTTTTCTACGATAATATAAGACGGATCTGTGCCAGTAGTGTCGAATGTTAGCTTGACAATAGCTTCAGCAGAGTTGGCCGACTTTGGAACATATCCTAGTGCCTTTGCGTGAGACACTACAGAATTTCGGAGTGTGGCTGTGTCAAGAAAAGACTCATTGATAGCCATATTTGTATGAAAGCCCATATAGTGAGTTGTGTACGCCATTACGTCCATCAATACACTCATTCCTGAGCCTTCAAAATCAAAGTCAATGAACTCATCTTGTCCGCTCATAAACTCTTTAATGTTCTTTTTTATTCCATCAAACTCAAGATTACTTAGGTTCAATGCTTTAGGATTAGCCACGCCACTGCCGTCACCTGATGTATGATACGCCATTGTTGTTATTTACCTCAATCTATTTAAGAAAAAATCTAATGCTACAGGAGTCCCTTCATTTATAGGAACATAATAAATACTTACTGCATAACCATTCCTGTCAGGATCTGCCTCCACTACTACGCCTTTTAATTTACATCTTTTTTCAAATCTACGAATCGCCTGCTCAATAGCCCCTTCTAGAATCACTCGTGTTTCAATACCCATTGGCTCGAAAAGGGAGTGATATATTGTCGAACCAAACGAACTTTGAAATACACGTTCTCCTCGTTGTGTTCTGATAATCCGTATAATAGATCCGTTAATAGCATCTACATCAGACCGCCCGACAATATCTTTAGTCATTGGGTGTACCAGCATATCGAGGTCTAGGTCACGGTACTTTCTTTGTCTTATTGTTTTTATCGGTGCGGGCATTGGATTTGTCCTTTTTCCTTGTCGTTGTTATACTATATTTATACTTTGAGACTCAGCTTTCGTCAATGATTGTAACTCCAGAGCCAGAAAGATTTGTAGACCCGCACGAAAGGGAATCTCCAATCCTTGCCACAGGAATTCCGTTTATTAGAACATTAGGACTTCCGGACGCTTGTATTGCATCGTGAGGCGCACAGACAGAGCATCCGTGAGATTCCCATAGGTCTCCGACTCTCACAACAGGTAGGCCGTCTATTAGAACATCCCACGATGCACTCATAACTGTTCGTGTCGGGAAACACCCGTGTCCACTGCACATATCTCCTAGTCTTACTACTCCTGGCATTTTGTTTCTCCTTTTTTGGTTTTCCCGATTTTCTCCGGGAAATAAATTGCTGCCAAATCCTGTTGGCGGTCCTATGGCTCTACTGTATATTGGTCTCTATTCCATTATCCCATTTTACTAAATTCTAGACTTGGGAGCTTGTCTGTATCAAATGCCACTGTTGTGGGCAATTTGGACTTGGTGTTTATATTCTTCTTATTAGTAAATTTTCCATAGGACTCTATTGCTTTTTGTCCTCCTGTGGATCCTGCTCGACCTTTCTTGCACACCCATTCTCCATTTGCGGCTTCACAAATTGCTTTAGACTTAGCGTTTGTAATATCTGCTCGTTGACTTCCTCCAGTCGTCCCTTTTACTGCCGCCGTAATGACGTACCATTTCCCGGAATATTTTTGACAGGTTTCCTTCCCTGGCTCAAATGGATCTACTATAGTAGCACCATATGTGGCCATTATTACTGTCTCAATTGATTCATAAATCTGGTCATCCACTACAATATATTGCTCTGACCCAGATGCCTCCGCGGCGTCTACTTTAGCAATTAATGTATCAGTATAATTAGCAGGAGGTACTAATTTATATCCATCTGGATATTGCAGTCCTGTAAAATCACAAGCACCGACCTCTTTTGCATTTGCGACCGCCTCTGTGGGTTGACACGCACAGGTCTCTACTTGGGCCCAGTCTCCCGTTTTCATTGCTTTTTCAACCACTTCCCTGGACATATCATATTCAGATATATCTCCTCCAATATTAGATTTTTGTTGTGATGTATCTGGTGGGAGCGAGGCGGCTCCGGGACTAATTCGATACGTCCCAGGAAGGATACCTAAACCACTGGACTGTACTACTGTAGCTACATCAAATGGTTTTGGATCATTTGGATCGGGACTAGATTGTGGAGTTGCCCCATCGAGTTTCGATAATATAGAATCTGTCATCGCAGGATTAAGAGGAGTAGTCACACTTGGATATCCCCAAGTTCCGTAATATGACCCTGTTTCGATAAGCGGATCACGCTCTTTGGTGATCACCACGGCTCTACTTCCAGGTGCGGCCATTTGTGCTGGAACATCACGAGTTTTAGGTGTGACTACAGGCTTCTGCTTATTCTTTAATTTAGAGGAAGGGCTACTAGGTGGAATACCGTCTTTGTACTCTGGAAATGTATCTTCTAATGTCTTAGCTACGGGACCCATTGCGGCCTCTACGGATCCAGCTATCTTGACTTCATTGTCGGTCATTTCTTTTTCGTGCCACTCTCCTTCAGTCGCTTTACACCCATCTTCATCTCTATTAGAACCTGCTGCCGCAGAGCCACCTGTACACCATCCGACCTTATGTACTTTTGCGACTTTAGTCTTGTCTTCTGCTACGGCCTTGTATTCTACGTCCTTTACATTGGCTGTGAATTTCTCATTCTTATCGGAAAATGGAGTCTCTCCCTTCTCTACTCCTTTTGTAAAATCACTCTTCTTTTCAATAGGATTTCCGTATTGATCTTCTTCAGGAAACTCTTCGTCCGCTGGTGTTACCCACCCTACTCCATTAACGTATTCTGGAGGTGTTGAAT